CGATTTGTTTATGTTACATGGTGGTAAATTTATTTATATTCGTTTTAATCCTGATAAATTTAAGGATAAAAGTGGTAAATCAGTTAATCCAATGCTATACACTCGTTTGCCTTTTTTAAAAGAAGAAATTGAAAATCAAATAAAAAGAATTGAAAATGAAGAAAATAAAGAATTATTAGAAATAATTAAATTATATTATGATGAAATAAAGAATTAAAAAATAATGATAATATATACTAATTATGGCAGGAGGCTTAATGCAACTAGTTTCAACAGGACAACAAAATGTAATTTTAAATGGTAACCCGAGTAAATCATTCTGGAAAGCAACTTATAAAAAATATACAAATTATGGTTTACAAAAATTTCGTTTAGATTTTGATGGTACTCCTTCTCTCAGTCTGACGACTGAATCAACATTTAATTTTAAGGTTCGTAGGTATGCTGACTTACTTATGGATTGTTATATTTCAATCAATTTACCAACTATTTGGAGTCCTATTTTGCCTCCACGTGCTGTCGTACAACCTGATGGCTCAACTATTTATACCGATTGGGCTCCATATCAATTTCAATGGATAAAAGACATTGGTGCTCAAATAATTAGTCGTATTACTATTACTTGTGGTAATCAAAAATTACAAGAATATTCAGGACAATATCTTTTAGCTTCAGTTCAAAGAGATTTTTCTGGACAAAAACTAGATTTATTTAATGAAATGATAGGAAATGTTCCTGAATTAAATGATCCGGGAAATGCTGGCTCTCGTGTTAATGCTTATCCTAATGCTTTTTTTGCGGGTATGCCATCACCAAATCAAACAACACCTAACCCAGCAGGCGCTCAGCCTTCTATAGATGGTAGAAACTTAATGATTCCTCTAGGAGCATGGTTTAATTTAGTTTCAACACAAGCATTTCCTTTAGTCGCGCTTCAATACAATGAATTACAAATTAGTGTGTCATTTAGACCTATTAATGAATGGTTTACAATTCGTGATGTAATGGATTACACAAATACATTTCCAGTTGTTGCACCAAACTTTAATCAAAATTATATGCAGTTTTATAGATTTCTTCAAACACCTCCTGATGAAACATTAGGGCCCACATCCTATGTAGACACAAGAACTAATTGGAACGCAGATATTAATTTAAATTGTACTTATTGTTTTCTCTCGAATGATGAATCTGAAATATTTGCTAAAAATGAACAAAAGTATATTTTCAAACAAGTTTATGAAAAACCATATTATAATGTAACTGGAGCGAATAGGATTAATTTGGATTCAATAGGTATGGTTATTAGTTGGATGTTTTATTTTCAAAGAAGTGATGCTAATTTGCGCAACCAATGGTCTAACTACACAAACTGGCCTTACGAACATATGCCTCAGGATGTAACACTTGCTTCAAGCGCGGGAGATTATCCGAATCCAGCACCACATCCACCAAATCCAGCAACAATTGGTCCCGGTGTAAATCCTACTGGATCAACAACTGGTATTTACACTACTGGAACATATAATCCGCAAAATATAAAAAATATTTTGATTGCTCTTGGAATATTAATGGATGGACAATATAGAGAGAATATTTTACCCGTTAATGTATATAATTATATAGAAAAATATGTCAGAACTGCTGGATTTGCTCCACCAGGATTGTATTGTTATAATTTTTGTTTAGACACAAATCCTTTTACAATTCAACCTTCTGGTGCTATGAATATGAGTAGATTTACAAATATTCAATTTGAATTTACAACAAATGTTCCACCAATAGACCCGTATGCGCAATCGTTAACTATTTGTGACCCAACTACCGGTGATATAATTGGTATTAATAAGCCAACATGGAGAATTTACGACTACAATTATAATATGTATTTGATGGAAGAGAGAGTAAACATGGTAGTATTTATTGGCGGCAATGCTGGTCTTTTATATGCTACTTAATTGTATTTAAAAATAATTATATTATATTATTAAATTTAATAATATAATTTAACCTAAGGAGCACGTGGTGTGTCAGGGTCTCTCCAGTCAATATCATGTGCTTCAAAATTAACAGGTTCTCCAATATCTTTATTTAATAAAACTACGATAGGTTCTCCCACATTTGGTTTATATACAGGCAATTTTTTCCCTTCAACAACAATTTTTCTAAGTTTAACATTTGAATCTTCAAGTTTTTTACCTTTCCAAAATAAAGTAAATGGTTGAGGTGTTCCTGTTGTATCTGTATTTAAACCTCTATCTATAACAAAATTTTTTAAATCTTCAATAGTTCCGGCATCTATATTTCTATCTAAATGCGAATTAACAAATCGTTCATACATTTCATGTGTGCTACCTCTAGCAGACTTTATTAACAAATGATAATGCGGTAAATCTTCGTCTTCATGGCCTCCCAGTTTGTTTTTTCTATATCTTCTTGTTTTTCTTTTTAAATTCTTACGAGATTTGTTTCTTCTATTTCTGTAAGTTTGCTTCATATAAATAACAAATATAAATTATTTATTTTACAAAAGTCTTTAAGTATTTAAAATATATCATTAGTTTTTGAATTTAAAGACAGATACACTACATCATGAAGGGAAAATCTTGGATTTCTGAAAAAGGTCGCCTCAAAAGTTCCCTTCATATGTAGTATCGATGAATGAAATTTTTCGAGTAAAGTTTTTTTCAGTTTTCAATTTTGGACATTTTTAATGTCCATTTTTCAAAACCTAGAATATTTTATGTCAAAAATATAATTGTGAGACCATAATTGAAAATTAGCATCTGGTCACCAAAAAAATAATTCTTAAAATGTTACCATAATTTTTTTATTGTTTTTATAAAAAAGGATTTAGGGATTTTTTCTATTTCCAATATATAGAAAAATGGAAATAAATTTCTCCCAAAAAATCCCCATAAAATATAATTGTATTATTTGTGACTATTTTACTAGCAACAAGAAAGACTATGATAAACATACACGCACACCAAAACACAAAAAAAATCAAAATGGAAATGATTTGGAAATAATGGAAATCAAAAAAATCCCCGAACATAGTTGCGAATGTTCAAAAAAATTTATTACTTATAGTGGTTTATGGAAACATAAACAAAGATGTAATAAACCTGAAAATATACAAAAAGAAGAGTCAGAATTTAAAGTTTTAACTAATTTAGTCTTAGAAGTTGTTAAACAGAATCAAGAACTTACAAATAAAATTGTCGAAATCAGCAAAAATGGAATAGGTAATACAACAATAACAAATAGTAATAATAATTCACATAATAAAACATTTAATCTTAATGTGTTCTTAAATGAAACCTGTAAAGATGCTATGAATATTATGGATTTTGTAGATTCTCTCAAACTTCAATTATCAGATTTAGAAAATGTAGGTAGATTAGGTTATGTAGAAGGAATCTCTAATATTATTATAAAAAATCTAAATGAGATGGATGTTCATAAAAGACCAGTTCATTGTAGTGATTCAAAGAGAGAAGTAATGTATATTAAAGATGATGATAAATGGGAAAAGGAGAATGAACAAAAATTAAAACTACGTAAAGCAATTAAACGTGTAGCAAATAAGAATCAAAGATTACTTCCTAAGTTTAAGGAAGAGCATCCTGATTGTGGAAAATATCATTCCAAATTTTCAGATCAATATAACAAACTTGTTGTTGAATCTTTGGGAGGTTCAGGAGATAATGATTTGGAAAAAGAAGACAAAATCATTAAAAAAATAGCAAAGGAAGTTACAATAGATAAAAGTTATTAAATTAATTTGTTGGAATAGGTGCGTTTGAAGCAAATGGTCCATCTTCTATAAATTCACCTGTTAAACTGTATCTTTTAGGATAGTCCGGCATATATTGTAGCCCAGATGGTTTATATCTTTGGTCGAATAGTTTCTGATCTTCAGTAAATTCTTGAGACCATACATCGACACCAAAATTTGGTTGAGCAGGTTTAGAATACATATTTGATGTAACGAGTCGTTCTTGGGTTCCATAACCACTTGTTAAAGATGAATATTGAGGAGTAATACCTACTGTAAGTTTACCAGCATCATTGTCTCCAGGAACGCAATCATTTGTTTTTTTTAGTGGAGGTGAATATGGCTGGCATCCCGGGCAGTCAATATCAGCAGAACATTGTTGACCAGTTATAGAACATCTGGCAGTTGGACCGCAAAAGTTTTTACAACTATACGTTGTTGTTAAAGGTAGATCCACTGTATGACTTGTTGAACCATCATACTTTTCTTGAGTGACGTCAGTTGTAAAACATTCAACCGAAGGTAGCTTTGCTTCAACTATATAATTTTCATTTGTTAAATAATCAATCCACTTAAATATTATTACAAATAATATGAAGCTTATTATTACCAAAAATAACATATTATATTGATTTTGAGAGAATTCCATATAATATAAATTAATATTAAAATAATTGTAATTACATTTATTAACTGAATTAGGCATTTTAGTAAATAAAAAAAAATACAAATATTTTATATCATTTTAATATAAGTATGTCAGAATCAAGCGATACCTCAGCTATTGATGAAAAAAAAGAAGAATCAACATCATCAAATAAAGGTGATTATATTTCAAATATTGGAGGATTTCTCTCTTCAGTAGCAGTTATATTTGTAGCTATAACAGTTTATTATACGGGAAGTGGATTAATATTGTATGCTTGTAAATTAGCGCAGTCAAATATTTTGCCAACTGATGTTCATTGTGCTCCTTATACAGATTCAGAACCAAATATACAACCTATTAAAACAAATATTTTTCCAACAGGAGGAGAGAGTCCATTATCAATGAAACTAAGTTTTCCTTACAACGAATACAATTCAAAAAATTATATTCTAGACATGTTTCGAGAATATAAAAATGAACCAAGATCTAATTTTTTAGCAAATTATTTAATTTCAATGATAGAAACGGTTATACAATTTAACTATTCAGCATTTAATAAAATTTTAGATATGTTAAATGGGTTGCCAGAAATTCTGTTAGTTTTATTTGGACCGGTAATAGTTGCTTTTATATCAACATTTATTTTAATTGCTGACCACTTATATTTAATATATTTATGGTTTGCGCAAATGGGTTGGTTCTTTAAAACAAATACCAATGACTCTGGAACAGGAAACCCTAAATGGGAAGAAGTAACCCTTGTTTCACCATTTAATTATTGGTGTGCTGTATGGTTAGTAATATTATTTTGTATATTATTTTTCTTTTCATTACCATTTATTTCAATTTTAGCATCTTTATCAATGTTATGGTGTATATTTTCATGTATTACTTATAAAGCAGAAATGGGAGGTAAAATGATATCCGGGTTACAAATAATTCGAGATGTATTTAAATATTATAAGTCAATGATTATGGGTATATTTAGTTTTTATGTTATTGTTAGCGCATTTAGTAAATTAGGAACTATTCCTGGTTTATTTTCAATATTAGTTTTGGGTTTAATATATTTTGGAATAATTTCAATAGATTTATTTAATCAAATAAATAAAAATAATTTATCACCTTCAGTAAGTGATAATCAAGCAAAAAAAACATGTAGTTTTAAAGAACCTACTAAGGAAAAACATGGACTCTTGTATGGTTTAGTATTTGGACAACAAGGCGGTAGCATAACTAAGGAAATAAAAGAGATTGGTAAAAAATTATCACGTAATTAATACTTAAACATAAATTTATAATTATTAATTAAAATGGGAAAAGAAAAACTAGCCAAATTACCTACTGTCAGTATTTGTACTCCAACATTTAATCGCAGACCTTTTGTACCTGTTATGATTAAATGTTTTGAACATCAAACATATCCAAAAGACAAAATTGAATGGATTATTATAGATGACGGAACTGATAAAATCGAAGAATTAGTTACACATATTCCTCAAGTTAAATATTTTAAGTATGATAAAAAAATGACTCTTGGTAAAAAAAGAAATTTACTAAATGAAAAAGCTACAGGAGATATTATTATTTATATGGATGATGATGATTATTATCCTCCTGAAAGAATTAGACATGCGGTTGATACGTTAAGAGCAAATCCTAAAGCATTATGTGCTGGTTCTAGCGCAATGTTTATTTACTTTAAACATATTAATAAAATGATTCAGTTTGGACCTTATGGACCGAATCATGCAACTGCTGCTACTTTTGCTTTTAGACGTTCATTACTAAGTAAAACAAAATTTGACGAAGCTTCATCTGTTGCTGAGGAGAAAAAATTTTTAAAAGATTACACAATTCCTTTTGTACAATTAGAATCAAAAAAATCAATTTTAGTATTTTCACATAATCATAATTCATTTGATAAAAAGGAATTATTGAATCAAGGTCCGAACCCAAACATGCATGATACAACAATAACTCCCGCTGATTTGGTTAAGGAACCAGAGATATTAAAATTTTTTATGGAGGATATAAATTCATTGTTAGATGCTTATGATCCTGGAAAACCAGATAAAAAACCAGATGTTACAAAACAACTTGTTGAAATTAGAGAAAGTAGAGAAAAAATGATGAAAGAACATATGGAAAAACAGCTACAATATCAAGATACAATGAATAAACTAAATATGATAAATAATCCCCAGGCTGTTCAAAATAAGGTAAATGAAATGAGTTATGTTATTCAACAATTGTCTAATGAAAATAGTGAGTTAAAAGATAAAGTTAAATATTTGGAAGATAAAATTAAACAACTTATTAATGAAAAAATACAAGAAAGAATACAAGAAAAAATGAAGGATAAAAATATTCAACTTTCAAGTAAAGGGCCTACGATATCATAAAATATTTATTAAAATATACTTAAAGATATTTCAATATTAATAGTATTATCGTATAAAATGGAATACAACGAATTTAGTGGCCAAATTGAATCTTCTTATGATGAACACAAGGAACATGGTAAAATAATTAAAGAAGCACAATCTATGGATAGGGGATATAATGTAATTTATAGAACTTGTCCTAATAAAAAGGGACAACAAGTACGTACACCAATTAGTATTTATACATCTGGTGGAACTGATTCACAAATTAGAGATGCTGAAACTGGTGCTTATTATTCACAACTAGTTGGGAGTGCTGACGAAGACCTATATTTTAAGGTAATTTTAGCAACTGGTGAATGTAAAAGTAAAAATGGTTCTAGTACGTTATTTTATTTATCTCCCAGACATTATATGTCTCATCTAAATAATGAAGTTAGTGAAGATACTCTTAAAATGTGGGAATCAAAACGTGCCGCTAGATCTAAGGCTAGGGAAATGAAAAAGAGTAACGCATTATCAATTATTGTTAACTAAAAATATTAATAAAAATAATACTTAGAAATATAAAAATATCATAATATAGTTAATTATGAGATTTTTACTGTTATTTTTTATAATGTATTTTAAAAAAAATATAAATAATAATTCTTATTTATTGTCAACTTTTTCAAATAATAACCCTAGAAGTGTTTATACAGGAAATGACGAGAGATTTCCAATAAACGAGACGACTAATGAAGCGCAAATGAATAATATATATATAAATCACGAAAAGAAAAAACTATTAGATATACTTCAAAATGATAAAGTATCCATTAATATAAAATTAAATTTATTACATGATAATACTATTAAACCAATAAATTTAACTGCTGGTGGCTTAATGGATGATTTTAAATTTACAATATAAATTATTATTCTGAATATTTTAAATTTCTTCGCATTCTTCACCTTCCTCTTCTTCTTCAACTTCCTTATCAGCAGTTCCTGTGGCATTTTCCTTAATATATTTTTCAATATATCTATAAATACGATTTATGTCTAACTTACCAATTTCATAATTTTCAAGTAAATTCGTAATTTCATTGTCATCACTATTATTTTTGAGATCAATAAAAAATCCAAACAAATCCTTTTTATCCATTCCAAGTTTTTGACATAGCTTCTGTATAAAGAGTGAATTATTATATTCAGTTGAATATTTAGTTAAAACCTTGGTAAATCTTACTTCAGTTGGGTTATATTTTTGTTTTTTTGGGAAATATTCATGATACATTTTATTATTTTTAAATGTTTTAATGAGAGAACTCATCTCATTAAATTGCCAGATTTGTTTTTGAAATGTTATTCTATCAATATAATCAGCAAAACAAATGTTTTCTAATTGATTAATGTAAAAAGGTATAGATTGTTTTTTATCAAATTTATCAATTACATCAATAATATTTTCGTGCCATAATAGACCAACACTAGTTCGGTCAGTTTCATTCATTACGCTATTATGCTCATTAATTGTATAATAATTATTAATTAATTTATTGGTAATTTTTTTGGTATCATCACTATATGATTTAATTTGTAAAATATTTTCAATAATATCAGCTGTAAATACATCGGGCTTATTTTTATATAAATTAAAAATAATTGTAAGTTTTCTTAAATCTCCTTGAACAAATGTGTTAATTTTCTCTTTAATATTATTATCAATATTTGGAAGTAGTAAATTAGTTATATTTTTAATTTCAGTATTTGTAGGAGTTTTTAACTCAACTGTGTTACATACCTTCATAAGTTCTTTGATTTTTTTATCAACTCTATAATTTCCAATACATATAATAGGATTCATAGTAACTTCTTCTAGTTTTTGTTTCTTTGTCTTTTTGGGTCTAATAAGTTTAATTAATGTGTTTATTCCGCCTTTATCTCCATTATTCATTCCATCAATTTCATCCATAATAATAGCGATTTTTCTAACTTTTTTGTTAAATAAACTCATAATATTTTTATCAGACATATTATGTTTTGTAATGTCTTCAATAACGGAAGTATTTCTTATATCTCCTGCGTCATATTTAATAATATCATAATCAAGCTCTTTTAATATATTTGTTACAAATGTGGTTTTTCCCGTTCCAGGATCACCATAAACATAAATACCTTTTTTAAAAAGAATATTGTTTTTATTTAATTCAAATTGTTGAAGAATGTCTTTAATATTTGAAACCTTATCTTCTCTGCTGAGAATTTTATTAACATTTAATTCTTCCATTTTATATATTTAACAATATTCTTTTTATGTAGATTTTTACCTAATCCATGTTCTTTTAAAAATTCCAAAATGGTTTTTCTACAATTATTAGACTCATTTTCAATACAAAAATTCATAACAAAATATAGATAATTTTTAAAAATCATATTTTTGTATTTATATTGTCTAACTTCGTACCATTTACTAAAATTTTCTTCGACAATTTTTTTAAATACAAATTCGTTGTCTTGCCGAATCATAGATCTTATGTAACTTTCATAATCTTTAATGGATGGTTTTAAAAGGGTATGATATAAATTATAGTTCTCTCTATTTGTAAACACGAACTCTTTTTTTGGAATGTATTCTTTTATATATCTTACTAACTCATCAGGCAATCTTCTAGTAATTCGTTCCATTACTTTTTATAAATATATAATAAATTATATTTATAACATTTTAATATAATTTAATGTGAGAAATGAATTAATTAAACAGTTTGACAAGGATTATTGACACCGTAAGTGATGCCATCCCAACTGACTCCGCATTTTTTAGCCCAGGTATATTTAGCACATGCTTCATCAGCACCAACAAATGGAGCATTATTAAAATTCATTGTTAGGTGCTTATTTTCACCAGTTGCCTGACATGTTCCTAAATCTTTAAGATTTACACATGTAGCATTATTTTCAGAACCCTCGGCCGTCCAATAATCAGGACAATTTGGAACAACTGGCGGCCATACTTGGTCATCCTTAGCATATGATAAAGCAATACCAATAATTACTAAAGCAATAATTAATATAATAATAGCAGAATAAAGAACTATTTTTTGAAATCCTTCCATATATATTATAAATTAAATAAATATATTTTTTTCTATTTACCTATTTTATATAAATGAATAAAGTAAATAATGGACGCGTGGACATTAAAAGCCCAAATACTTCAACATTATTTCAAATGTATGACAAAATACCAGCAAACCAATGTGTAACATTTAGGAACGCAACTGAAGGTATATGGACTTCTGATTCTTTATCAAATGCTTTTTTTTCAGAACAAAATATTCTAATTATTCAAAATGGTATAAGAGCCGGTGTATATCATAGATCAAATGGTCAGTATGTTATAGGGGCACAAGATTGTGATTCTCTCAAAATTGTTATGAGAAGTGTATTTCTACAAAACTCTGCTAATCAACCAAATAATATTACACAACAAATAGCTCAACTAAATAAAATAGTATTAGAGTACTGTATTCAGCAAGTTTATAGTGAAGCACAAGGTTATATGAAATATATAAATGACGCCAGTACATTAGTGGTGCCAATTTCTCATCCAGTAATGGCAAATGATAATGATAGACAACTTGAATTAAAGCCTTGGTTTTAAGCGAAAGCGACCGTCGAACAAAGTTCTTTAAGCGAAGCGACTGTTTCTTAAAGGTAGTAACAAAATATTAATTTAAATACTTTTTAATAATACTATTAATAAGTATGGAAGACAAAATAGTTTTAATATGTGCGACTGGACGTTCAGGTTCAACAACAATGCAGCGAATAATTAATACTATACCCGGTTCAAATATTTGTGGAGAGAATTATGGAGCAATAAATAGTTTATTAGATTTTTACAATAAGTTACATGCTACTTCAACTGATTATGTACCTGGTCATTATAATCCGGCATCTTATGAAGACATTGTAAGTAAAAATGTGAAACCTGCGTGGTATAATTCATATAAAATGAAAGAAATGGAAGATCAAATTCGTAAGTTAATTATTACAATGTTTAAAAATAAACCAGAAACCAATTTATGGGGATTTAAAGAAATAAGATATGACAATAAAAAGATACATTTAATAAAATTTTTTAAAACACTATTTCCTCAAACAAAGGTTATTATACAAATTAGAGGGAATATTAATGCTCAAAGTAAAAGCGGATGGCATAAAGATGATAAAAACGCACCAGCTTATCTTAACCAAATGAATAAAGAATTGTTTGACTTTTATAATAAAAATAAAGAATGGTGTTATTTTACTACTTTTGAGAACATGTTTGACAGAAATAATCTTCACAATATCTTTTCATTTATTGATTGTAGAGAGAAATATGATGAAAATAAAGTAACAGAAGTATTAAATAATAACATTAAAGATTAGAAGTTCCTATAAACTTTTCTCTCTATTTATGAAATTTAGAACTATTTTATGAAATAGAAAAAGGTCTTGAAACAGTTGTAGAGGTCTAATTATATGATTGTCTCCAAATAATCTGTAATGATTCTTTAAGTATTTGAATAAACAATAAATTAAAACAATATAAAGCGCTTTAATATAAAAAATAATATATAAAAAATTTATACATTATTTTAAATTTTATTAATTTATAACTATTTATGCGTCTTCAACTACCAAATTCGATTTCTTTGTAACCTTCTTTACAGTTGTTCCCTTTGATACAACTTTCTTTTTCTTCTCTTCACCACTCATGAGTCTTGCTCTTTCTCCCTTATATTCAACATAAAGTTCTCTTAGCTGGTTAAGCTCAGTAACCCACATCTTATTAATAGTAGTATTTTTAATTTGTTCCAATTCAGCTTCCTTGTTACCTTTATCCTTTAATAATTTATCAACATTTTCTTCAGTTACTGAATCCATTGGCATCTTTACAAGATATTTATATTCTTCATCATTATCAAGTTTATCATACCCCTTTGCTTCAAGCATTTCAATAACTTGTTCCTTCTTCTTTTTTCTCAAATCAACAGTTCCGTCTAAGTTTTCCTTGATATACTTTGCCTTGTTAGATAATAATACTAGTTCCTTTTCAATAGCATCAATCATGTAATCCTTTCTGTCTTGATATAAATTTAATCTGACACCATAATAAGAGTCGATAATATCAGAAACATTTTCATACTTTTGAAGCGTATCTTTGGAATCAAATAGATGCATGTTTGTAGTCGTATTTGTAGTATAAAGTTTAAGAATCTTTTCTAAACCATTACAACCATGATCACCTTTAGATTTTTCAAGTTCTACTAATTTACCCTTAGCGAATGTAATCGTAAAATCAACATTAGTATCCTTGCTCATGTCATCATAATCTTTGACTGAAGACGCAATTTTCTTGCCATCTTTATCCTGACCAGGTTCAATCAAATTTTCAATTAACTCCTTAAAATCCTCAGTCCAATAACCTACAGGCAATTCAGTAACCTTGATTTTATCATCAGCAATTTTTTCATAACAACCTTTAATTAAGAATTTGCCATCACTAATCTTTGTAATTTCTCCCTTAAACCCTTCATAATAAGGAACAAAGTCGATATTATCTTCAATGTACATAAGCTTATTCTTAAGATAATCAATAATTTCCAAAGGATTATAACACATAATATCAGTACTGAAACCAGTGCCAATGCCCTTTGAACCATTAACTAAAACCATGGGGATAATTGGAGCATAATAAACAGGTTCAACAAGTAGACCATCATCATCTAAATATGTTAGAACGTTATCATCATTAGAAGGAAACAAACTTCTAGTAATTTTATTCAATTGAGTAAAGATGTATCTTTCAGAAGCACTATCTTTTCCACCTTGTAATCTAGTACCAAATTGACCATTAGGCATGAACAAGTTAATGTTATTAGAACCAACAAAGTTTTGCGCCATTCCAACAATAGCAGCATTTAAACTAGCTTCACCATGATGATATCCAGAATGCTCTGAAACATAACCCGAGAACTGAGCCACCTTAATTTCAGTTGTTAGATTCTTTTTAAAAGCAGAATACAAAATTTTTCTAAGTGAAATCTTAAGACCATCCATCAAGTTAGGAATGCTTCTATCGCAATCATATTTTGAGAAGTGAATCAGTTCTCTATTAATAAATTCTTCATAAGAAACGCTCGACTTAGCTGTATCAAGATAAGCATCTCTATCATAGAATTTCAACCAATCCTTTCTATCTTCTGCTCTTTTCTTATTAAAGACCATGTCAATAGAATCGTCTGATTTTTCAGTATGTTGAAATCCTACAAACTTCTTTTTCTCAAAATATTCACGAAATTCCTTACCAGTACTGGTACCTAATCCCTTATAATATTTGACTTTCCAACCCTTAATATCATTTTCTTCCTTCCATTCATTATATTCTCCATCATTATAGAAATCTAATTCAACTGAACCCTTTTTTGCCTTCAAGATAGGAGTATTCATAAAACCGATAAAATCAGGAATATTACATAATGTAGGCCACTCAGATTGAAACAAATTGATACCCAAACCCTTAATATGACTGCCATCTAAATCCTGATCGGTCATGAATAAAACCTTACCATAACGCAAGCACTTATTTACGTCTTCGATTGAATCATATTTTTTTCCAGTTTCCAACCCTAATATCTTCTTGATTTCAGAAATCTCCTTATTCTCAGAAATTCTTTTAACTGGCTCTCCTCTAACATTAAGAATCTTACCTTTCATAGGATAAACGCCAATTGTATTACGATCTTCGGATGTCAAGCCAGAGATAATACCTGCCTTAGCTGAATCTCCTTCGCAAAAGATAATAACACAATCCTTAGATTTTTCAGTTCCAGCCCAATTAGCATCGGTTAATTTAGGAATGCCTCTAATTGATTTGGTCTTAATTCCATCAGTTTTCTTAGCAGCTTTGTTTTCCTTGACTTCAGTTAATTGAAGCGCAGCATCCATGACACCCATTTTAGCTACCTTTTCAATAAACTTATCAGATACATCGCACTTGGAACCAAATTTAGAAGAAGGAGTATTCATAAAATCTTTAGTCTGACTATCAAACGCCGGATTCTCAATGTCACATCTTACAAATAATATTAGTTGCTCCTTAATGCTATTCGGATTTACCTTGACCTTCTTTTTCTTTTCAATAAATTCACATAATTTTCTAGTAATCTGATTCAAAATATATTCAACATGCTTGCCACCCTTAGCAGTATGGATACCATTTACAAATGAAATCTGTACAAATTCATTTGATGGAGTTAACGCGACAGCATATTCCCATCTATCTCCATTGTCTTCATACACACGAGGCGAAGCAGATTTGTCACCGATATACATGTCAATATATTGCTGGAAATTCTTAATAGGAACCAAATTGTTATTATATTTGACCTTAATATTTTTATCAGTAATAGCAGCAACATCATAAGTTCTCTTTTTAAGGAGCGAAATAATATCAGGAGTTAGGTTAGTAATTCCAAGACGCTTATAGTCAGGCTTAAATGTAATCTTAGTATAAGGCTTATTCTTACATTTAGTAATTGAAGGCTTACAGATTTCATCCAAATTATTCTTGAATTCTTGTTTATATTTAAGACCTCTAACATGGTCAACAGTTTCAACAGAACCATAAGTAGACCAAATTAATACAAGCTTAAATCCAAAACCATTCTTACCACCAACAATTTTCTTTTCAGTTTTATCATAATTTGTAGATGTTCTAAGATGTCCGAAAATCATCTCAGGAATCCATATTTTATGCTCAGGATGTTCAGCAACATCAATACCATTACCGTCATTCAACATAGTAATAGTTCCATCTTCATCAATAGTAATTTCAATATTTGTAACAGGAAGGCAATTAGGTTGACCATTTGTGATAGCTTGAAGCATTCTAACAACATGATCGCGACAATTTACAATACCTTCATCAAATAATTTAAATAAACCAGAAATATATTTAATATTCTTTTCGATAATTTTATCACCATCAACACTAAGAATCCACTGCTCTGAATCAACTTCTTCAACCGAACCTATATAGGTATCTGGATTGGAAAGTATGTGTTCAATATCAGTCTTCTTTTGATATTTGTTTGAAAGATTAACGTCGGTAGCGCTCATTGTGTAATTATATGTAGTTTTATTTTTAACTACATTTTTAAAATCAATTTTTATTTTTAAACAATTTAAAATATAATCAAATGTCATATTAATATGCATTCACAGCAAAGTTTTACTCCAGGTAAAAAGAGTGATAGCTCAAGAATGATAAATTATGTAGCTGCTTATAATGCGCTGTTTCCAAATGCGCAGCAGTTAACGTGTGCTGAATGTGCGCCTGATAAATATGACAAATTAGTAGTTGGTTCTGACTCTCCATCAACGAGAGTTTCAAATAATATAAGAGTTTCTCAAATTATTAATTATTCGAGAGGAGGTAAAACTCAATATGGCAATTTCTATTTAGGACAACCTTTAAACATAAACTATTTAGGTAGAATAGAAGGAATGCCTGGTGGAAGTGGACAACCGCCAAAAAATAGATTTAATTAAACGCGTTACACAATAATTAATTTAGAAATAATATTTTTTTCTCAATTAATCTTATAATGACATTTGAACAAACTACTGGAACTCGTGCTCAAGTCTGGCATGGAACTGCTAAGAAAACAAGCGGTGGTCTTACCAAGACTGCCTTGATGATGAATAAACACGGACGTATTGTTTCTAGAAAGAAGCACAATACTGCCAAAAAAGAGAAACGTCTTGTTAAAGCCGGCTTTTTGACAAAGAAAGGCCATTTTGGATTTATTAAGAAGGGTACAAAAAGACGAAGACATAGAAGTCGCAAAATGAGAGGAGGTGCTGATGGAGATGATGACATGGCTATGGATGATATGGGTATGGGTATGAATAATATGGATGATGAAAGTTCTTCTGATGAAGAAGAAATGGAAACAATGGAAACAATGGGAGGCAGACGTAGACGCAAAATGAGAGGCGGTAGTGGACGTCCTATGGGAGACTCTCTTCAGGGTACTCCTCTTGGAAGAGCTTTAGCTGGTGGAAGAAGACGAAGAGGCAGCCGCAGAATGCGCGGAGGTATGGCTTATGGAGGCCCTCTATCTCCTTTAGCTTATGATGGTCAAGGTGTTGGTACATCAGGCGTTAACCTCCAATTTGTTGCTGGTAATGCCGCATAAATGTAGTACAAAAGTATTATAAATAAATAATTATAGTGTAATTAAATAATTTACAATATAATTTAATAATTTTATTAATTTAACCATTCAGTTTCAATGAATTTTTCGTATACAATATGGTCTGATAATTTATAATACAAATATTTTTCAAAATATCTCTTACTTACAACAAATTTGAGTGAATTAGAATTACAATATTTATAATAATAATTGTAAGCATCGTCAAAAGAAATTAAATCAAGTTTATGTTCAGCTTTAATCTGTTCTTTAATATACTCAAATGAATTATTAATATCATTAATTTTATTCCACATACAACATGTAACATTTAATACAAACTTATCTTCAATAATTTCAACAGATGGGAAAAAGTGTTTAAGAATTTTTACAACATTCTCTTCAGTTATATTACCATTTTTAATAAGATTAGAACCAGTTTTAGTCCACGATTTAAACAAATAACATAATTCATCAATTTCAATTTCATTATCAAATAATAATTCAGATTCAGCATTATGTAGAGTTATAGTTTGTTCCCAGAAATTAATAAAATCTCTATGAACTGGAACAAATTTACTTGTAATACCTTTAAAACTATCAGTAGATTCATCATATATATAAATTTCTTTAAATAAACTTTTTAATGTACTCGAATAAATTACACTTGGTAAATTTGAATCAGAGAGAAATTGTTTCCAAACAAAATGTAAATATTTCCACTCAATCGTACATGATAATGGGTCATCACTTTTGAAAATATATTTACTACAAAATTCAGAAACAATACTATTTTGATCTGTATTTTTAATATATTGTGAATATGTTTTTAATTCTTCATCAGATTTGTTTTCAATAAATTTATCAGAGCTCTCATAACGTTTTGAATAATGTGCCGCAACACATAATAAGTCTAAACCGATTTTTTTAAGGATTTCTCTCCAGACAGAATTTGAGAAACCTTCATTTATTTTTATAAGTCTACAATTTTCATAAGTGTGATTCTCATGATATTTACTCATAAAATTACTAGTTGTATTACTATTACCAATTGATAAAATAGCAACATTATCTACTTCATTTAAAAATTGTTTCATTTTTTGGCTTACTAGAAATATTAAATTAGAGTTTTTCTTTAGAATATTATCACCAATTATTGTAAGGAAATATTTAGCAAAATTTTTAGATGGAAAAAAAGAAGGATATAAAACATTAAGAACATTTTGAATAGTATCGGTTTCTGGAATAGAACTAAATAAACTTCTATCCTTAATTTGCTTTATAATATTGCTTTTAGTTTTGTATTTCCATTGTAAAAGAACTCTATCCTTTGAGATAGAAGAGAGAAGTTTATGAATAACATCATCTTCTTTAACAATTAAATATTTTTCACCGTCATATTCGTAAAAGAAATTATTGTTTGGTAAATAAAAGTATTTGTTTTTACTTAAAAAAACCTGAATAAAAAGCTGTTGTTCATTTGTTAAATAGTTATTACGTATGATACGTTTCTCATGATTTTTCATCTCATTCTCTAATGTGTTTGGTAAATAGTTAACAATATGATTATATATTCGTTGAGTCATATATTCATCATCTTTATATTTAATTAATAATCCTCTTAAGGTTTCGGAACATGTTAAATCAATCGGGTTGTCCGTCATTCTATGTTTTATAATATATTGTTTTTAAATAAGTTTTTTTAAATAATATAATATTATAAGAATGAAAATAAATTTAAGATATTTACCAAAGAGATTATCTAGAAAAGATAAGAAGGCTCAATCAAAAATGTTAATGAAATCTAGACGTCTTTATAAAAAAGGAGTTTATTATACTAGAAAAGCAGTTCCATCATTTCGTTCAACAAAATCACCACATATTATCAAGGCAATGAAAATATATAATGTTGATAAAATTGGTGCCAATTCAGAACTTTCTAAAGCAACAGGTTGTTCTAAAACAGCATTAGCAAAAATTATTAATAAAGGAGAAGGTGCATACTTTTCATCTGGTTCTAGGCCTAATCAAACGGGGCAATCATGGGGTCTTGCACGTTTAGCAAGTTCTATCACTGCCGGTAAAGCCGCAGCAGTTGACTATAGTATTCTAGAAAAAGGATGTAAACACAATTCAAAGGCCTTAACAATGGCAAAAAAAGCTAGAAAAAAGTTCGGTCACGGAACTAGAAGAGTTCCAAAAGTCAAAATTTAAAATAATTTAAAATAATTAAAAATTATGAATAATATTAATTATTGTATAAAAATATTAATAATAATTATTTTTATATATTATAAATGTCAAGGAATTATAGTGATTATATGAAAAATAAAAACTCATGTTGTATTCCTGGTCCACAAGGCACTAGAGGAGATAGAGGTCCTACTGGTGTTTACGGTCCAATCGGACCAACAGGACCAAGTGATGGACCACAAGGAGACACAGGTTATACTGGTTTTACAGGAGCTACTGGCGCACAAGGAATTCCAGGGACGGCGACCTTGACAGGAGCAACTGGTGTAACTGGATCAACAGGTCCAACAGGATTACAAGGTTTTACAGGTCCAACAGGATTACAAGGTTTTACAGGACCAACAGGGTTACAAGGTTTTACAGGACCAACAGGGTTACAAGGTTTTACAGGTCCAACAGGATTACAAGGAGCAACTGGTGTAACTGGATCAACAGGTCCAACAGGATTACAAGGTTTTACAGGTCCAACAGGATTACAAGGTTTTACAGGACCAACAGGACCAACAGGTTTCACAGGACCAACAGGGTTACAAGGTTTCACAGGACCAACAGGTTTCACAGGACCAACTGGAAGAACAGGTCCTACAGGAGTTACAGGAGCATTAGGAAATACAGGACCAACAGGGTTACAAGGAAATACAGGACCCACTGGAGCCGCAGGAACAGCAGGATTAGGTGGTGTTGTAACAAATTACGGTCAATTTTATAATAATACACTTTCAGGAACGACAATTCCCGCAAGTACAGTTGCATCACTTTGGACGGGTTCTACAGTTAATAATGGAATTACAATTGGAAGTCCTATATCTCGTATTATCATTCCAACTACAGGTATATATTATTTTGAACACAGAATAATGGGCGGGTCAACGCCACCGCCATCAGGTGACAGAGTTACAACAGAATTTTATGTTAATGGATCAGTAACTGCCGCGTCTTTTTCATCTACTTATCAAGGCATGGATACAACCGCAAATGGTGATGTATATATCGCAACTTGCGAATTATCGTTGACTGCAGGTCAATACGTAGAAGTAAAATACACAGTATCAGGACCTTTTACATATGAAGGTTCAGCAACTATTCCTACTTTAAAGTTAAATATTTTTCAAATAGCGTATCAAGGACCTACAGGTTTCACAGGACCAACCGGATATACAGGTTTCACAGGTGCTACAGGACCAACAGGTCCTACAGGGTTACAAGGTAATACTGGACAAACAGGTCCTACAGGGCCTCAAAGCTCAGTTACAGGACCTACAGGACCGGCTTCTATTACGAATAATGGTGAAATAACTGGGGTTGTTCTTGTAAATGCGTCTGTGGTTCTTACTGGGACTACACCGTATGGAAAATGCTACTATCACGACGGAACAGCGACTGATTTTAATATTACATTACCTTCCGCTGGAACTCAAACTGGCGGTATTATTACTTTTTCTGTAAATAAAGCATCATCAGTATACGGATTTAATTTTCTTGGAGGTCCTAATCCGCCAGTTTCCGGTTTATATCAATATCCAGCGTTGAATGTAAATATCAGCCTTGTTGATATTAGAGTGAATACTACTTATAGTTATAGGTTTTACGACGCAGGGGCGGTTATTGGTTGGTTGGTTGTTTAAATAATCTCGTATATATGACATATAAATTACCCTTTAGAATCCAATCTAATAATCTTCAAAATATTGGTTCTATCAACTTAATAGTTGACCTAGTGGAAATTTACTACTTACTGGAGCTGACTTGAAAAAATCTTCTGTTGTTGCTTCCGCCTCTAAATACTTACGAATTAATTTAAATGGAACATTTTACAAACTTGCTTTACTAGCTGACTAATAAAAAGTATTTAAATTAAAATAATCATAAAAAAATAATTATTTTAATATTTGTTTTTCTTCTTTGGTTTAACCTTTTGAAAAGGTTAATTTAGTATTCAGGTGTATGTTTCTTAAATAAACATCCTTGTGGTATTAGTCCCTTAACCTCAGATGTTACAATTCCTGGATTTTGATTATTACAATCAGTCATCCAAATTTTTATAATACAGAAATTTTTCTTAGGCGAAATTGTTATCCCAGTTACACAATTTACAAAGTTGGCATTTTTACTAATTGAACTGCCAACAACAACATATGTTAAATCTTTCCAAACCTTATACACATGTTTATTTGAAACCTTGTATGAAAAGCATCCCCCATTTCTATTTTTCGGATCTTCCCATGTAGGTTTAATGCCTTCCCTCATCATAAATAGCATACAATTTTCTACAAAAATAGAAGGAAGTGTTTCAGTAACAGCTAGAGTGTCTTCAACTGTGGCAAATGTTGAAATTGGAATATAGCTCTTAATACTCCAATCAGTATTATGAGGTAAATGAGCCCAAAGTGTCCATTTATCAGATAATTCATGATATGCCGTAACAGGTGAATTAGTTGATTCCATATTTGAACTATAAGTAGCTGTGTCCATTGTATTATTTTGCTGGGATAACATTCGTAGTTAAATATCTCAATTTTTTTTTAAATTGTTTTAACTAAATATATAATAATTATTTATTATCATCAGAGATATTTAAATTTAATAATTTATAACCGGTCTTTTCCAACAAAATACTTTCATTTTGGTCAGTAAAATCTAATTCAACTGTGTTAACATTATGATCTAAGATTTTTAGATTAAATTTATCATCATCTTTTATTTCTTCACTAATCTTTAAAATTTGTTTTAAATAATATATAAAAAATTGCTTATTGAAACTGTTTCCAACGACATAAAAATTAAATTCATCTGTCTTCAATTCAATTTTATGAGAATTTTTCTCTCCAAATTTTAATTCAACTAGAAAAAATTTAATATCAGAAACTTCAGAAAATGATAAAGGTCCTTTTGAATCATATAGTAATTTTTTATTTACGCAACTCTTAGTACTATCTAACCAAGAATATATCGTAAAATCACATTCATTGTCTCCCTTGTCAGATGTTATATCAACTAGATTACCATTTCTAACATATTCCAGCATAGTTACTATACCAGATTTAGGCTTCAATAGTAAATCCAAATCATTTCTCAATTTAAGTAAATTAGGATTTTCTTCAATTTTTTTATTTACTACTGTAATAAGATTCATATATAAAATTTGAGCTTTGCTATATAAATAAATAAGGTTATATGAAACTGATACGATTAGTTCTTGATATTTATCGGGGTAATTTCTTTTTAAATAATCATTTAATAGAATAGCTAATATTCCTGTTCTTAATAGTGTGGTAAACATTATATAAATAAATAAATAAATATATCTTTAAACTATTTATTTATTAACTTTGATAGGCCGGGCTGCTTGAGCTATTAGGAACCGGATTATAATAATTTTTGTTATCACTTATTTTGGTATCATTATTATGAGGATTTGGAACAATTATATTTGGTGAGTTGTAGTATACTGGATTTTTTGACGAATTGTATTCTGGGTCATAAACTATAATATTACCTAAAGCATCTATAGTTATACCATCTCCACATTTAGTTTTTGAATCCTTTCCATCACATTTATAATTTAATGAACCGGTAGCAGCATCTAAACCAAAAATGTATAACAACATACTAACTATTACTGTCATTAAAATGAATGGAATAAAAACAATAATCCATGATACTACACTTAGTCCTTTTTCACATAATATATTTAATAATAAAGTTACCATAACTGTTACTATTACTTTCATAAAAGCTGTATTATAAAGACCCTTAAATGTGTCAATAAGTATTTGAGTAACTGAAAATATTAAATAAATTATTGCTGGCGCACATAAATTTATCATTATTTATAAATTATATTTATATTTTAATTATACTTTTCTTAAAAGTGGAGCAAAATGCTAAAATATTTGGCTATACCTTTTTAAAAGGAATATTATTTTTCATCAGCGTAAAAGAAAGGTTCTCCTTCTTTTAAATATCCAATTTTATCACATTGTTCACCATCTTCATTAAGCTCCCAAATAAATCCATTTTCTAGATCATTTGTACAATAATCAATGTCATCAATTGTAATAATTTCCAGTTCTTCCTCTTCCCCCTCCTTTTCTACCTTTGTAGGAGCAGGAACAACTTCTTCTTTCTCTTCTTCCTCATCTTCCTCCTCTTCGTCTTCACTTGCTTCAGTTTCAGTTTCAACTTCATCTTCCTCTTCTTCTTTAACAAGTTCCTCTTTAACAACAAGTACTGTTTCAACTTCTACTTCTTCAAGTTCCTCTTTAGAATCCTGTTCTACTTCTTCATCTTCATCTTCTTCAATGATATCTTCTTCCAATTCTTCATCTTCAATTATAATTACTTCTTTTTTAACCTTTACAGGTTCAACAACTTCTTCCTCATCTTCTTCTTCCTCTTCTTCATCATTTTCTTCTATTTCAAATTTAATATTCTCATTTTCACAAGCAGAAACGATCGATGGTTTAATAATATTAGAAATATATGATTTTTCATGATCCATTTGTACAATCTTAATATTATCTCTAGGTTTTTCTTTTAACACCTTAACTTCGGCATTAATTGATTCAAGTTTATCTAAAATCTTACTAATTAATGGTGATATCGATTCGTATTTCTTCTCAATTCTATCAAGCTTGCTTTCGACATATGACATTTCCTTTTTAACTAAATCACGCGTCATATCACTAATACTGATGAATATTGATTTATCATCACCAGCTTCCACATCAGAATCAGAATCAGATTCTCCCCCTTTATTAATTTCATTCATAACTGATGGAAGTTTCATAATTTGTTTATGAGTTTTTTCTAATAAATCATGTCTATCAATGTAATCCTTCAACAATACTTTTAAACCATTTTTAATTACATTTTGAATTTCAAAAACTAATGGTTCAATATTAAAGCTCTCAATTTTACTTTCTGTCATTCTATAATATAGTTTATATATAGCTATTCGTTTAATATGATTTAAAAAATAATTTATCTAATTCATATATGAGTGATAATATTTCTTTAGTTGAAACTGATCAGATAGATGAAAAGATTCAGAAGATTATGAGACAAACTGATTATTCTGAAAATGTAGCAAGAGAGAAATTAAAAGAATATAATTTCGACGAAATTGCTACTATCAAAGCTTACTTAGGTATAACTGAAAAAAAGGCACTACCTGTTAAGTCTGTAAATCAGGAAATATATAAACAATTGCGTTCTAGATTAAATTCAAACATGAAAGACTATCAATCCAGAGTTGAAAAAGGCGAAGTAAAAAAAATTGTCTAAATAATATATATATGTCTTCGTTAAAGAGTTATTTTAGAAAAAAGCATAAATATGAAACTCAAGCAGATTTAAAAAATATGACTGCTGAACAAATTGTTAGTTTAAATCCAAGTGAAGTTGGGTTTTATATTGAGCAAGAAACCGGAGGAGTTCCTTTAGAAGGTGTTAAAAAAAAGGCAATGTGGACTTTATTAGCTATTAAAAGAAACAATAAACCTACACCAAATGAAAGAGCTAGACAAGGAGCAATAAGTAGATTTTTAGACACAGAAGGAATTAAATCAAACCCAGAAGTTGATAAATTAATTGCTGATACTCAAACCGAAATGGTACAAGAAGATATGGCAAAGATGCGAGAACAACTAGAATTAAAGGATATGTCAAATAGACTTAGAGCACTTGATAATAGACCACCTATTCCAGATACAGAAGAAGAATCAATGGTCAGAAGACTTCAAAACCTTGGAGGCAAAAGAAGAAAAACAGTTTCAAAAAGAAAGCGTAGAGAGAAAACCAGAAAAGGACGCAAGGGGAGAAAGGGGAGAAAAACAAATAGAAGAAGAAAATAAATTAAATATATATTTTAATAATTTAAAGAAAAATATATTATTATTAAAATATGTCGGCAAGAAAATTATTAGTACAAGTTTATTCTGATATTCATATTGAATTATGGAATAAAGTACCTGATTTGCCTGTAAAAGCAAAATATCTATTTTTAGCTGGTGATATATGTGATAAAAATAATCCACTGTTTTATAAGTTTTTGGATTACTGTTCTGAATGGTGGGAAAAAGTATTTTACACTCCAGGAAATCATGAATTTTATATAAGAAATAAAAATTATAATCAACTAATATTTGAGTACAAATTTGATATTGAAAAGAAATATAAAAATATTTTTTTTATTGATAATGAAGTTGTTAAATTAAATGATGATATTGATGTATACGGTTCAACTTTTTGGACTAAATCACCATTTGATAGAACATATGACGCAAAATTCAGTATAAATGATTATAATTGGATAACATATTTTAACCAATCTAAAAGACATGTAGTTGATTTGGATGTAGGTTATGTAAATGAACTTTCAGAAACTTCTTATAATAAGTTAAAACAACATTTAAGTATATCAAAAAAACCCACTATAGTTATGACGCATTTTCCTCCTATAAGAACAGGTACATCTCATCCATTTTACTTGGTTCAAGATAGAAAAGTAAATCCATATTTTTCCTGGCCGGATGAAACCATAGATGATTTCGATTTAACAAAAGTACCAATATGGATAAGTGGTCACACACATTGGTCATATGATATTAATAAAAATGGTACTAGATTCGTAGGAAATCAATTAGGATATAAGTCAGAAATCGGTAAAACTGGAGTAAACGAAGACGGATTATATGAAATTATTTTTTAGACCTTTTGCGTCCTTTTGGAATCTTAATTTGTGATATATGTGGTTGTGTTATACCAGGCATCATAGTAATTGGCGCCATTAGCATTGCGTTTATATTGGAAATTTGATCAATAGTATAGACTATTAAAAAAACAAAAATCAAAAGTAAAATTTGTATAAAGTTATTTTTTATATAATTTATTATTGAATTAAAATCATAAATAGATAAATCAGGTTCATCATCAATCATTTCCATAATATAATAAAATAAAAAATAATATACTAA